TGCTGGTGATAAGACAATCTATCTGTCACAGTTTGGTGGTAACCTTGACGTTAATGATTACGTAATCATTTCACGTGAAGATGGTACACCTGCTAATGATGGTGTTGATGATCAAGGTGAGATCTTCAAATTACTTACTATAATTAACGCAGTTGCGAAAAAATTATCTGTCAAAAAAGGATGTGATAGTGCTTCTGTTACAACAGTATTTGAAGTTGATTCTGTAACTGGTAGTGTTACTATTGGTGATGGAAGTGAAAATACAAACACAATTATTAATGGTTCAGTAAGTCTCAAAGGTCTATGTGGTAGTGCTCTTGAAGTATATCCACCTGCTGATCCTTCACTGAATGATAAGTTTACTCTTAGCAATTCTGAGGCTAATGTATTCTCTGTTGACATGTGTAATGGAGATACAGTCATTGGTCACACAGTTGGTACTGTATTTGCTATTGGACAATATTATGGATCCACTGCTATTGCTCATGATAGCACGACAGTGGTAACATCATACATGTATGATCCTCTCACTCTTCAGGCAAGTGGTCCTACTACATCACTAGCAAGTGCTATTACTACGTCAACATTTGATATTCCTATTGCTTCAAATGTAGATGCATTTACGAAAGGAGATTTAGTTGCTATTATTGACGGTACTAATAATATAGAGATCATTGTTATTACTGATGATCCAACAACTGATGCATCTGGAAATGCAACATTACCCACAATTTATAATACTGCTTATCCTGCTGCACAATACCCTAATGGTGGTAGAGGTCAGGAAGATACATCAGTTGCATCTTTTGGTGCTGGAGCAGTTGTTGTTAAACTTAAGAAGTTTACTGATACAACGTCATTAATTGATCCTATTGCTGCAACTGGTAGAACTGCTGTTGAGTCACCTAATGCAAATGCAGATAAAATTAGAGTTAGACTTCATAATTCTAATCTTGTTTCTGATAAGTTAGATTATATACAGTTCCTTAAGTTTAAAACTGGTACTGATTTTGAATGGTTCTACCCTGATAGTATTGATGGCAACGCTGACCAATTATTTGGTGTAAGATTGTCTAAGTCAACTAGACTTGATACTAATGGTAACTTCCTTGCAAGTGGAACCCAAACCAAATACTTTGGTGGTGGTGAACTCAAGATTCATGATAATGTTGAGATGGTTGGTGGTAACCTCAGAATGTATGGTTCTGATGGTGAAACTTTAGTCTTTACAGTAGCTAACGATGATGACCACCTAGGTGATGGTTCAGTTCTTGATCCTGTTACTGGCACAATGGGATTGTATGTCAATGGTGGAGCAACGGTTGGTGGTGATCTTAGAGTCATCTACGAAAATTGTCAAACTAATGGTACATGCAGTCAAGAGACTCAATTCCAAGCATTTGGTATTGATGGTTCTGTTAACATGGGTGCGAAACTTTACATTAAGGGTAAAGTTTCTTCTGGTGGTAACTCACAAGAGGCAATTGTTCATGTTGATAATCTTGGCAGTGCTGGTAATGCAGCAACAGGACCAAGAGACTTCAAGATTTATCAAGATTGTTCAATTGATGCATTTGGTATCTCTCGTTACTTCACTAGAAATGGTGGTCGCAGATATACATATGTTGAGCAGTCACTTACTGGAATTGGTCAAACACAGGCAAGTCCATTACAACCTAATAACAACTACTTGATTAACACAAGTAGTGGTAATACTATTGTCATGTACCTACCTGAATATGCAGAGACAGGTGACATGATAAGATTTGTTGAAGTTAGTGGAAATCTAACATACAATACAAGTCTAGTATTAAGAGCACTTAAAGTCAACAATGTACCAGTCGCTATTCAAGGTGACACAACTGGTACTAAGATTCAAGCAGGTGCTGGACAATTAGTTACTGCTTGGGATAGTGGTGAACTTGTTGTTCAAACAAGAAACGCATCATTTGGTTTAATATATGTTGGTGCAACAGATGCTGCTGGTGATCCAAACGCATCTACAGTTCCATCCAATTTACGTGGATGGTGGTTAACCGAACTCTAAATATAACATGGCACAATTTTATAGTTCAATTAAAACAATGAAATCTGCCCGTATCGGAACAATAATTCCGTGGGCAGGTGATGGTAATGAAGGTTTCACTGTCTCTAATTTACCGAAGGGATGGATTGTTTGTGATGGACAACTTAAAGATGCTGTTGATTATCCTTTGCTTGCATCGGAACTTGGTAAAACTTATGGTGGAGATATACAAGGAGTGTTTCCTGATTATTCAGGACAATTTAAACTTCCTAGTATTGGAAACAAAGTTTTGATTGATTTAGAGAACAGTATGCTCAATGATACAAAGTATCAAAATGGTCAATCTGATGCATTCACTGTAGTGGGAAGTATAGTTGGTGATGGTTCTGGTGATGACATAGCAAATGATTTTGGTCCTGATGCTACTCCAATAACATATAACGCATTTGCTGATATTGATTTCACTTTTAATGATCCAAATATTCTATTAGCAGGTAGATTTACTGGACAAACAATTAGTGATCCAGACTTTTTTACTAGTATTAGTACCATCAATAGAAAATTAAATATTAATCACACACCAGCACATCAACACTCAGATCAGTTTGATAGTGCTATTGCTGGATTTGGTGGACCTCAAATTTTTGATACTGCTATGGTTAGTATTGGTGGATCAGATAATCATCCTAACGGTACATGTTCTAGCAACATTGTTTCCTACAATAACGAATGTCAAATTTCAACTGGTAATACAACAGCACCAAGTTGGCAAAATGGTATTACTTTTACATCATATTATGGTAATGACCAGTATGAACATACATTACCAGTAGCAAGTAAATTTCATTTGTTTCAAAATGATACTAATAAAGATTATTGGTCAACAGTGCCAGCACCATCTTGGCATGATGGCACTCCAACAAGAGTTAGTCCTCAAGCAGCTACACAAACTGTAAATAGACCATCTGTAGGACAGTTCACACCTGCGTTTACATATGAACCATTTGATAATGATCCTTTAACAACTACTAAACCAGTTCATTATCATCCTTCATGGGCAGGATTACATCCTAGACCACAAATTAATAGTAATTACAAAAATTATTTTGGTACTGGAGGAGCTACATATGCTGGTCTTGATGAGAATCCAGAGGATCCATCATCTCACTTTGTTGTTAATAATGTTCAACTTAGTGCTACCTCAGATGAAATTGTATTACCAACAGGTACAGATATTAGAACTACAAAAGTTGAAGGTGCTGAAACATATTATATTGAAGATAAAATTCGTCCATATAAAGTGGTAGATGGTGAAGGTATTGCTCCTGGTACTTATATTACTAAAGTAACTAGAACAGGTAGTGATGTTGCTAGTTATGTTTACACAATTGAATTAAGTGAAAATACACTTGATACAGTTCCTACAAGTGGTACTACTTTAACATTTATGGAAGGAACATTTCCATCTACAATTAATAATATTGGATCTATGGATCCTGATGATTCAACATTTAATTCACATAATCATGGAACAGTTGATGTACAAATGTCTGTTGGATCATTAAAACCACCCCCAACATTTGCATTAAGTAATGTTGGATTGGGAAATGTTGTTCCTCAAAGTGAGGATAACGCACTAAATATTACAGTAACTGTATCACAACCAGCAATGGCAGCAGTGTACATTATTAAGGCATACTAGTATGGCAACAATATACTCAAAAGAAAGAGGAAAGTATGGTAATATATCTGGTCAAATAATTGTATGGCCTGTTGAAATTGATGGTGATATTAATTCTTCTAGTGCTAAAAGAGATTTACCAGCAGGTTATTTGAGATGTGATGGTACTGTATATAATGCTATTGATTACCCTCAACTTGCTGCTATATGTGGCACAGGAACTGGTGGTAAATTTGTTAGAAAAGATATTGCTGGTGAAGCATTACAAGCAGTGAGTGATCAACAATTTGTAGTGCCAGATTTAGGATCTAAATATCCAAAACCAACTGGTAGTGCTGGTGGTGGTGGAGTATATCAGAATGTTAGAGTTACTACAGCAAATAATGTTGAAAAAAGTCGTTCTGGTATTGGTATTGAAGCACAAGCAATCGCTGCTACAAATGGTGTAATTGATGTTTCATACACTGGTAATTTTGTTGTTCCATCTGTTGAAATGTCAATGAGGGGAAGACCAACATGGACTGTTGGTACAGCTGCTGGTAAAAGAACTGAAATAGAAGCAGTTGATTCAACTGCATTGCATGGACATATGCACTTTCATAGTGGTACTAGAACTAGATTAAAATCTAGAGCAGAAGTAGATGAAGATTCTCCATCCACTGTTTTAGATCCGTCACCAGTAAGTCCTGTTGGACTATATAATTCTTCAACAATTCCTTTACATAAATGGATTGTTGCTACTTCAGACCCTAGTACAAATAATCTTTATTCTGGTAATGCTCAACAACCTTGTAAAGCAATTGCATCTAACTTGAGAACATCCAAAGCACATGGTGGAGAGGGAAAGTTTGGTTACAGTAATTTTAACACAACTCCCCTTGCTTGGA